GATCTGTGGTATAAGACAACAGAAGACCGTTATTACAGGTATAATGGTTCTTCTTGGGTTCCTGTCGCTATCACTGCTGATAGTATTGTCGCAAGTTATGTCTATGCAGGTAATATTAATGCATCTCAGATTACAGCGGGTACTATTAGTGTAGACTATCTTCCTGGCCTTACTTTTGCAGACGTAGTTACTGGTGGTGATGCTGGGACTTCCACAAGTCGATTTGACACCCAATCGACAGCTAATTCTAATTCTGACATCCGTTCAGCACTTGGCTTTAACGCACAGACTATGTATCGTTATAATAACTATGCTTCTCTTACGGGCATAGTAGCAGGTTCAACTTTGATGGGAACCGCCACCCTTACTATTGAAAAGAATGCTGGCAGTGACCCCAGTGGTATGAACACTTGTTATTTCGTGCTTTATGATGGTTCAACGGTTGTAACCTCACCTTGTACCAATACAGTTCAGACTGGTTCTGTTACTTTGAATAACAATGGCAATACAGCTACTTTCACGGCGGCATTAGCTATTGAGAGTGCTGTTTCTGGAACGGCAACAATGGGCTTCTACTTTAGCGGGGGTAGTCCCGATGAAGATGAAATGTCGGCGGACAGATATTCGTTTTCTGTGATTGAATTTACCAAATAGGGGCCGCAAGATGTATGTAACATATAACATTACAACTGGTGCTATCTCTGGCTGGTCTAATAAACCAAGAACACCTGCTTCTGGTTATGCTGAAGTTCAGTCAGATGATTACCTAGATCAAGAGCATTGGTACTACGATGCGGCCACAGATACGTTCTCTGGCCCAACTGATGCAGAACAAAATGCATTAGACATGCAAACATTAAGATTGCAGAGGAATGAACTACTGTCTCAATCAGATTGGACGCAAGTCGCAGATGCACCTGTAGATGCACAAGCATGGGCCACTTACCGTCAAGACTTACGAGACTTACCCACTAACACAACAGACCCAAGAAACCCAACTTGGCCTACTAAACCAGAGTAAAACTATGTATGAGATGATTGACCTAGTAATGCAGTGGCTTGTAGCTCCTTTAGTGGTAGTCGTATGGCACTTGTTCACACGTTGTACTAAACACGAAACACAGATCGCTGTACTACAGTCTCAATTAGAAAGCTCTAAAGTCTCCTACGACAGGGAGATGAAAGAGATGAAAGAAACCATCAAAGCAATCTTTATTAAACTCGACAGTATAGAACAATCACTGCGAGAGAAATAAATGCCCATACTGGAGAGTATTGCTGCTGCTAATGCTGCTTACTCTGTAATAAAGACTGCCCTAGGTAATGGTAAAGAGACTGTAGGTCTTATCAGTGCTGTAGGAAAGTTCTTATCAGCAGAAGAAGATGTAAGAGACGCAGTAAACAAAAAGAAGAACAGCCCACTTACTGCTATAACTGGTGGATCTGAGGGGGACTGGGAAGAGTTCCAACACCTAGAGAACCTAAAGCAAAAGCGACAAGAATTAGAGTCCTACTGCAGACTCTACGCGCCCCCAGGCACATGGGATAGGTGGCAACAGTGGCAAGCTGAAGCTCGTAAGCAAAGGCAAGCCGCTAAGAAAGCTGCAGAGAAAGCCAGAGAAGAGCGTAACGAAGCAATAGCTACAGCCGCAGGAATTGGAATGGCTGCAATAGTTGTAATCTTAGGAATCTACTACTTAGGTGTCTACATGGGAAAGTGGTAAAATACGTGGTCCATGACAAAGACGGAAAGGTCGTCATAATCACGTCTAACAAGAGGATAGCCGAACACTATGCCAGCAACAGTAATTGATGAATACAAAGTATTCCCACGGCTGATGATGCTAGTGGTTACTATTTTAACTTATCAGAGTGTCCACTGGTACATGTCACTACCTGACCCCACAAACGGACAAGCAGGACTGGTCTCAGTCTGTATGGGGGCTTTAACTGGATGCTTTGGTATTTGGATGAATAAAGAAGCTAAAACGGATCGAGGTTCGTAATGTTACAAGCAATCTTAGGGCCAATCACAGAGTTGGCTAGTACATGGTTAAGGGGGAGCGTTGAAACTAAAGCTGCACAGACACGAGCAAAAGTGGCTAAGGCTGAAGCAGAAGCACAAATTATGGTCAGCCGTGCTACATCAGAAGCAGACTGGGAAAAGATCATGGCGGAGGGAAGCCAGAACTCGTGGAAAGATGAGTGGCTTACCATTCTGTTTTCAATTCCGCTGATACTAGTGTTTACTGGAGACTGGGGTCGAGAGGTAGTAGCTAATGGTTTTACCGCACTAGAGACTATGCCAGATTGGTATCAGTATACTCTAGGTGTAATTGTAGCCGCAAGCTTTGGTGTACGCTCGGCAACCAGACTCTTTGGGAGAAAATAATGAGTTTCAAACTATCTAACCGATCACTTGATAAACTACAAGGTGTCCATCCTGATATGGTGGCCACAGTAAAAATGGCTATTAAAGTCACTAAGGTAGACTTCGGTGTTACCTATGGGGTACGCACCCTAGAAGAGCAGAAGAAGCTTTATGCCTCTGGTCGCTCCCAGACTATGAAGTCCAAACACTTACTGCAAGGAGATGGTTATTCTCATGCCGTAGACCTTGTAGCATACGATGGTCCGAATGTGGTGTGGGAACTCAATGTTTATGATGACATTGCTGATGCCATGAAGTTTGCAGCTAAGGAAGTGGGCTGTAAGATTAAGTGGGGAGCTGCTTGGTCAGTAGGCAACATAGTAGACTACACTGGTACAGCAGAGGATGCTATGAATGAGTACATTGATCTCCGCCGTAGTCAAGGCCGTAGGCCGTTCATTGACGGTCCTCACTTTGAGCTGATGGTCTAGTACAATGTGGATCGCTATAATACTACTGTGCCAGAACCCCTCAGCTTTATCATGTCAGGTGTTAGCAAAGACTGATGAGACCTTTTACTCTGAACAGGAATGCCAAGAGGCAGTTGTAGCGGTTGCTACAGACTTTATGAATAAAGGCCTCATGGCTATTCCTAACTGCTTTCAGGTAGGGGACTCGGTCTAAGCACTGGTCTGATAGACTGAGACACTTCTCCTGTATTTCTACAGAACAAGTCAGCAGATAGATGCTCTAGAGTTCTTATGACCCTATCACACTCTGACGAACTGTTGAGGAGCATGTCTACTTGTACGTCTCCTGCGTGGTAGATTATAGTCAAGATATAGTAAAATTCCATTACATGCCTCTTGTGTATCACAGTGGTTTGTAGTAAGACAGAGGAGTTACCTCCTCCAAAACTAAAGGGACCCTTCGGGGTCCCTCTTTTTATTTGCCATCGAGATAATCGTTAAGCCTCTTTGAGTACCATTCGACCTTCTTCAAGTCCTCTTGGAACTTTCCCTTGTCCCTACATCGGTGTTGATACTTGATCATATTCCCACGTAGGTAACCAATGTACTCTGCTGCGCTCAGCACCTCTTTCATGTAGTCGATACACTCAATAGACCCACTCGTGTAGTGAGCAGGGCTATTGACCATATCACGCTCTTTAGAACGCTGACGCTCGTCGGGGTTCATGGGTTTTATCATAAGACTATTCCTTGCACTACCATTCTGGGTCACCATACTCGTCAAAGGAACCTACAGGACCACTGAAGCTGATGTCTACTGTGATCCCATTGACTGGGTCATCAAGCTCCTCGTGCTCTGTGGACATCACCCCCATTTCCTGAAGGTGATGCTCTAAGTAAAGTGGTATTTGGTTTTCCATTATTCACAACTCCGTAAACCTGTTGATGGATCAAAGTAGCAAGCGCCACCCTCGTCCACTTGTGGTTTTACATCTTCGTCTACAAAGAAGTCAAGCTGTTTTTCTGGCTCCTCTGCAACATCTTCTGAAGAGGCTGCATTTAGGATACCGTAACGCTTACCTGCTGCACGGAATGTAGTACAGCCAGAAGCCCCACCATCAAACGCTTGCATGTAGACATCCTTGAACTCTTCCCAAGTAATGTCTGCTCCCACGTTACAAGTTTTAGAACAGGCACTATCCACATACTGACTTGCTAAGTTAAGCACTTTAACATGGTCGTTAACGTGAAGTTCATCTGCTGTTTTACCTTTGACACCAAATACACGGTAGCCATAGTCATCTACTCTTTCAACTCTTGGTCCATCAGAGGTTTGGATAGTACGATCATAGTAGTGGGAGAATACTGGCTCAATACCAGAGCTTACGTTGTCTGCTGACAGACTGATAGTACCAGTTGGAGCGATTGACAGTAGGTGTGAGTTACGAATGCCATACTTACGGATGTCATCACGGATCTCATATGGCAATGTCAGACCAAACTCACTCAACAGATAGCTCTCGTTGAACAGAGGGAATGGCCCCTTTTCCACTGCTAGGGATACAGAGGTACGGTACGCAGTATCGCGTAGGACCTTCATAATCTGCGTCAGGGTGGCCAAAAAACCTGCTGATGCATATGGATAGCCCAGAGCCTCAATAGCGTTTGCTACCCCTGTTAGACCGAGTCCCATGCGGCGTTTGTTACGTGCCTCTTTAGCTTGCTCGTCTAGTGGGTAGACTGCACGATCTACAACATTGTCCATCGCACGTACAACAGGTGGGATATCCCTCTTGAACTGTTCGTAGTCAAACATCCAGAACCCATCGTTATCCATGCGGACATACTGGGTCAAATTGAAGGAGCCTAGCAAACATGCACCATTAGGTGGCAGTGGCTGTTCACCGCAGGGGTTGGTAGCTCGGATAGTTTCTATGTACCAAAGGTTATTCTTACGGTTGATACGATCAATAAAGAGGATACCTGGTTCTGCCCAGTCCCATGTAGAGCGTAGGATATCATCCCATAGTGCCTTAGCTTTGACCGTCTTGTAGATTCGTCCGTCGAATACTAGGTCAAAG